TTCTTTTGTCAACATTATTAATAAGATCTTCACAATAATAATGAGAATCATTTAAGAAAAATAAGAATTACTCACATTTCATTATCTATATAAGTAGGACAACATATGTTTAGACCTTTTACTAGATATCATTTATCTTTCTTGCCCATGATTGACCTTTTAAAAGTCTATCACATAACCAACATGCTTTATTATGCATCCACTCTGTAATCTATGATTTGTATTACACAGGATCAGTATCTTTCAAATCATAAATCAGACGTAGGGATGTTAAATCAGAATCCATTTCTAAAAAATTATCAATAATCATGAATTAAGGGGATCCGGGAACCCATATTTTAGATCTTGCTTTTGCATTATGTTGGCCATTTTACCAAGACTCATGATACTTTTTCTATTTAGCATTCCTATCTGTATGCATATCAGGATTATGTTTATCATGAACTTCTCCTACACTAACTATATAGGTTAAGGTGGGGTTAGATATAAAATTTAAAGTCATACTCATTGAATTTTTATATTAAGTGAAAAGTTACTCTTTAGAAACTCCATCATTTTAAAAAGCCCATTTAACTTTTTTCTTTTCACCTTCATCTTATTCTGGTTCATAAAAATCTTTGAATAACACAGTTTGACTTCTACAATATTCATTTTTAATAAAAACTATTTTAAAAAATGCATCTCTGTTTCTCTTAAAATAATCATCAACATCTTCGGATTCATCATTTTCAATTGAATCAATGTCAATATTATTCTTTTTAGCTAATTTAATATCCTCATAAACAGAGAAAGCACCATAAGCCAAATTTACTAATGATTAGAAATGAATATCTTTGATTAATTCAGCATAAAAATACTTATTCATAGTTTGCATAGTTAAGTGTTTTTGTGCAGTTCTGTCAATATACATTTAGTTTTAGTGGTCAATTTTAATTATGTGTTCAAATTCACTATCCATGTGTTTTTCTAACAACACAGCTCTGTCCACAAATTCTAAAACTTTTGAATCCCATGAACTTTTTTCAGACCAATTTCTTTCTCCAATTGGTATTTGTGTATCTGATGTTCTTAATGTTTCATAAAGTTTTTAATATTTAACCACTAAATTTAAATAGTATATTTTAAATTTATTGTAATAATAAGGCATTAATAATTAACGCAGCTTGTACTAAAATTCCTACTTAGTTGTGGGTTATGTATCAAGCATTCTAACAGTTAGTTTTTTCTCCATTGAATAAGTTTCAAACTATACTTCAGGCCAAAATCTTTTGAAATTTTTCTCTCCAATTGGATCTTTAGCAGTATCTTCATAAGCTTAGTTTAAAACCTTGTTAGCTCTCTATCCAGGAAAACCAAAAGCAATAGTTGCAGTTTTAAGACCAGTAAACTCAATAGATAAATCATCTACTGTCTTTATAAGAGCCAATAAATTGGTTTAATAAAGACATGGATTTTGTCTCAGTTTATGGATTGCATCTAGTGCTATACATCTAGCTCTTTGTTATATTGAATCAAACATGTATCTTTATTCAGCATGAGCATTTTTATATGATGATTTCGCATTATCAATGGGTAGAGGATTACCATGTAGTAATACAAAATTATAATACTACGAATGTATATAACCATTATTTTAATATTAAAGTATGGAATTTTTATTTATACTATAATTCCAATCTTCAAACAATAGTCTTATAAAGTCCATTGCAACACAATTACCTGTAACATAAAATAATTAAATATAAGTTCTTTCTGGGGGATCTCTAGTTGGTGCAGTGACTATCGTTAATTACAATGAAATCTACTATTGCAAATACGATGTCTAATCCTGACAAACAGATCCTAAAACACGCTCATTTATGTGCACATCAAATAATTTCCATTATTGTGAAATTGATTTATTCGGCTAATTTATTTGACTGTGAACATGAGTCATGTCAGGGTTTAGGGCAGCTTTTTTCCTCACTTTTTTCCAAATACAGCATTTCTACCAAAAGTTTGTTACCTCTTCATTACACACGGGGTATGATACGCTGTCTTGTTAAACAGTACCATCATCTTCATGTTCATAAGAAGGTTTACGGATTTTTCTATATTTGGGTTCTTAGCTTCTATTTTAGAATAGATCATATTTCTATCTAACTCCCACAGGGACTTTATCCAACACAGAACTCTTTAATTCAAAATCTTTTTTAAGTTTTTAAATAGCTGCATCCTTCCCTGTATTACTTTCATTACGATCAGATTTCTTTTTATTTGAAACATGAACTGCTAGCTTGACATTATTTACAAGCTCAGGAGGTGAGGGAGGTGGAGGATATGATTGATTGATAATTTCATGAGTATCTAATCCCATAACATGTTCAATCTTAAGTGGGTCGAGTTAATATTTATTAGTTGTAATTTCACCTTATAATGAATGTATAACACTATCAGATTTGGAAAATTCGCACAATAAGGACAATCCTATATCTGTTAAAGGTGGAACGAATTCTAATTAATTTAGATTTTCGCAAGGATTCTTCATTGTAGTGATCATGTCAGCTACGGCAGATTCATTTCTATAAAAAGCTTCTAGATATCCTTTTTCTACTGTCAATCTTTGATAACTCCAGGCATGTGATTCCTTCTCTATTAATAGATTGTAATGTTTTGCAGACCTGAAGAGGTTACTGTTTTAGCTAGGAAGTTAATCTCTAACGTATTTTAAATATAGCCTGATGTATTATCTAAGCTTATTATATTGATGCATTCGAGTATGTGATTTAGCCAAATCGATTTCACGCCTCGATGCTGAGTCTAATTTATGCAATGGTAATTGTCTGAGAAAGGTGTCATTTCTAAGGTATTATTTTATAATACTAGATTCATTTTACTTTTACCATTTTTTAGTCATAGATTTCTTACCTTTAGTTTTTAAAATAGCTTTTTACTAAAGAGAATCTTTAATTCGACTTTGTTTTTCTCCGTCTTTGAAACACTGTACCAAAAACTTATTTAGATAAATCTTATATCTTTCAAATTTGATAGTATTTAAACATAACTATCCTGTTTTGGAAAAGCAAGCTAATGTAGAGATATATATAATTAAATCATCATACCCTTCGCATTTTTCTTCCATAGATGCTAGCCGTTGGATAAAAGCCAAATCTGACAACGTTTCATCTTTAGCAATATATTAACTTTTCAATATATTGAATTTTTATTCTAATTGGTTGTATTTATCTTCCAAAAATCCTTCTATACTTGGTTTGTCTTAAGTATAATAGTTTCTTAGATAGCTTTAAATACACATGAACGCGTTCCCCTTAGATGGAAACATGTCTTCTGGTTAAGCGTCGGTATGTATTGTTCTTATCTACATGCAGTGTAGAAACTTAACTGACTTATCCTCATTCAGAACAGGTGATATCAAAACACCTTACATCTATTAAGATTTTCCTAACTTTTTACCATCTTTTGTGGTTGTTTTTCCGTTTGGTTACATATCTCTAAACATTTAATATAAATGGGTATTCTCCTAAGCAATTACTTTACCATCACCTTGCTACTTTAATATAGAGTGAGTAAATTCAAATGGGATACCAAATTATGTTAATAAATCTGTGGTAGCAGAGCAATCCGTTAATGAAATAATTCTTACTTCATTTTTAATTTAATCGGTATCTCTTACTAAATCCATCGAGGTTGCATCCATAACTAACAAACTGACTAATGAATGCGCAACATATTTCTCGTCTTAATCTTTTAAAGTATTTTACAAAAGACTCATGACAGTTTTATGTAAACAATTAGAACCCTGAGGAGAAGCTATTAAAGCTACGGGTTTGTTTCTAACGTTGTATATGAGGTGTAAACTCTCGCCGATTGCTTACTAGTAGTAATCAGACTCTATCCCAACAAAGATGATATCTGCTCCTTGGTTAGGATTATTGGAATTAGCTAATTTCAATAAAATGTAACTTGGTGAAGTCTTAATTTGACGTGTTTCTGTCATCAAATTTTTCATACTTTAAGTTGTTAATTCCGTAAGTTCCAACTTATTTTAAGTATTTTAGCGTGTTATGTCATTCATAAATAATCTTTTGAATAAAACACGAGATTAATCTCGTTCTTCTTTCAACTGTCCATCTATACATATGGCGTTTTCCAAAGCCAACAGTTAATTATTTACGCTATTATTATCTCCGACAGTTTATATGTCCTTGGAAATAACTCCAATATCTTTGGTGGATATTGTTCTCACGGGTTTTTTATACATCGAAGAAGTGGGTTGATATTTTTCCTTCTTCATTAAAACCCTTTTGGATTCAGTCTGAACTTTTTGTTTCCTTGACTTAATCCATAATTTAGACTTAACGACCTAATTGTTCTGATCTTCATCTAAATTTTTCTAACGTTGCAAATTACTTTAATTCATTTTGACTTCTTTAAATTTTGGGGCACTCGCTTTAACCTGCTAGCTTAAGGATTCGTAATTTCTCTTCATTTGGGTTTAAAAGGGGGTAGTCTTTTTTCAGTCCGCTAAGACTGTTATGTAGGATAGAGGTATTAGAACGAATTATATTAAATAAATAATATGCATTAACTTGCCTGAACATGCATCTTTCTTAGACAGGATCGCTCCCGCAAAATTTTAGGTTAATGACTTATTTGGTCCAATACGTTGTGAAGGTTTCATTACTTGAACTTTCTCGTTAATCTACGTGGCCCCGTCGACTTACAGGATCTTATAACTTCCTTCGACCATCGATTCGATTTGGCTGGTACCACCCGCAGGCTATACCACTTGCCTAGTATTACTAGTCTTATTTTCATCCAAACCGCCTTAGGCTTCTTCTAATTTATACCTCATATAAGTGTATTAGCATGTAGCATCCCATAACATCAAGTGTTGTGCAAGATACCTAATACACACATTTTATTAAATTGTTTAATTATTTTGTATGATTTGGCTCAACCAATAAAGACTTTCCTTTTCACTAAAATTAACTACCAAACATTTATTAAACAACTTATCTCATTTTATAATTAAAGTTTCTTTTACCTCTATACTCTCAAAAGAGGGGAAAAACATATTTATAAAAAT